AGTGATAGTTCGAGTGATAACTTTCGGAATACGGATGTAATGCGTGTCTCTCTTTTCATTGATCTCTATTTTAGTTTCGTAAGTAGTATCGTGCAAAATAGTAGTATCGCTCTTGGTTATTATTGTGGTATCGTTCGCACAATATAATCCACTCTTGACTACCACTTCAGCTACTTTATCGAGCTTCTCCTTATCCTTCAGAACCTGCTTGACAGGATTACACGATAACAGAATAGCTATCAGAGTCAGAAGAAAAGCATAGATAAAAACTAAGCGGTAGGATTTCATATCTTACTTAATTGGAAGTGCATCCCGTCTTTACGAGTCCAAGTACCTCCCCAATCGAATCCGTTATCTGTAAAGCATTTAACGAACTGAGGTGAGAGTTTAGGAGTCTGACCTAAGCCATTCTCAAAAGCGTTAACATCTATTGCGATTCCCCAACTATGCAAAGACATCGAACTTAAACCTCGCTTCTTACGGATATTAAAACAGCCATCCCAGGTCTTTAATTCCTTTACGCATCCTGTTGCTATCAAAGACTGAAAAGCCTTTTTTAGAGGCTCTACTAAATCTTTATTACAATAGATTCGCTTCGGGATAACTCCGATTTCTAACTCCGTAGGTATATCCCACAGAGTCATAAACTTATTAGAAGGAGATGGCTCTCCGTACTTTTTAAGAGCCTGTGCTGATGTCACCATCGGTAAAAAAGTTTGAGATGAATTTACCTACTACCGCTAAACACATTACAATAGTTCCCAAAATGGGATGACCACTTAAAACTATGATCCCTGCTCCGAATGTACCAGAGGCAGCTAAAGAATCTCCGAGGACTCTCATCCGCTTAGGAGTAGGCTTGAAGTATTGAGACCAACCGAATTTCATTCTCTGTCTTTTTTGTTTTGTAATTGGATTGCGATGTTGTTAATTGCTCTCTCGATTTTATCGAGCTTCTGATTGATATAGTCATCTTCTTTTTCAATCATACTAACTCTAATCTCTAACTCTTTAAGTTTAAGAGTAATCTTCGTGTAAATAGTAATCAAGCCAACTAAAATAGCGATGGCTTGACCTACTAAAAACAAAACTAAATCTGTCATTTTTTAGAATCTATCAAGTCAAATAATTGAGGATAAAATTCATCAGTCTCGATAGTTTCCAATGCTTCCAGAGTCAGGTCTGATCCCCACAGGTTAGAGACATCGATGTTCTTCTCAGCGGTCAGTAAATCCAAATGCTCTTGATTGAACGCTTCGATACTTTCAGCAGGAATAAGCATAGAATCTCCTTCCTGCTTTCCGTACTTTTCGAATAGTTCTTTCTTAGCATCCTCGTAGAGTTTCACCTCATCGGATACTACTTTGTTCAATCTTTGCAGATAGACCTTACTCTTTAAGGACATTTTCTGTTTCAGGATACCAAGACTAACGACTTCGCTTCCCTCTTTTGTTTGCTTCGTTACTCCGTTAAGTTCGTAGTAGAGATTGATTACTTCGTGCAGTTTTAATGTCATATTAGGTATTTTAGGTAAATAGAAAAACTTAGATAATTGTTAGGCTCAACTGACCTGCTCCCCAAATATAGGCAGCATCATTTGATCCGTCCCATCCTTCGTACTCCGTTCCGTTCAGAGAAAGGTTACCTTGAGCAACCTGAGTAAGAACTTCATTACCTTCTGAATCTTGACTCGCTGAGAGGAGTTCGTAAAAGAACGTAGCTGAATCTTCCAGGTTATCAAAGACCGAGTTCATATTGAACTTAGTTGCGGACTTTACTTGTCCATTGACCCATACATTAACTAATTGAATTGTTTTCATTTGTTTTTATTTTAGTTTAATTTAACCCATCCTGTTCCGTTATATCCCCACCATCCTGTTGAGGTGATTGTTGTGCCGTTTCCGTTGTTAGCATATACCAAAAGACCTGCCGCAGGAGTAGCGATTGCTTCCGCTTGTGCTCCTGTCATTCTCGGAGGTAGGAAACCTTGTGTAGTAGAATTAATTTGTACTAATGCACTTGATTCATTTGTACTATTATAGTCAATTCCTTTTTGAAAACCTACATTACCTCCATTGAAAATTTGAATTACACGAGTTCCATCTGCTCCTATATTAAGTCCATACAAATTACCATATCCATCATTTGTATTGATTTTATATGAACCTGAAATAGAAATAAATCTTAATGCTGCAAAATTATTATTTATTTGTATATCACCTGTTCTATTAACAGTCATTGTTCCATTAACATACAAAGGTCCTGCGGTGTTATTTATCATAAAACCAGCCGCGTGATTGTATTCAATAATCCTAATATTTGCATTAGTATTAAATTGAACTCCATTTAGTCTCGCAGTACCGTTGACATCAAGCAAAAACGTCGATTCGGTCGTAGTTCCCAAAAGTAATCGCCCACTATTTGTAAATGTTGCAATATCACCGGCATTTGAATTATATAAACGCAAAGAATTTGAACTTGCAGGTATATATAAATCCCATCTTGCATCTGAAACTCCACCTGTTCTATTTAATACCAATGAAGATTCAACATTTGATGTAGCAGTAATCTGTAACCATCTACCTGTTTTGCTAATTATTGTTGATGTACCGATAGCAGCGTTACCATTGTTGTTTATATACAACCTCTGATTCCCTTGTCCATCTGCTAATATGATTGTATTGGAGAGGGAAGAAGAGAGACCTGTTACATCAGCACCTATAATTGTGTTGTATTGACCTGTAGTAATTCCTCTACCAGCATTTCTACCTAATAATGTATTCCCACTTCCTGTTGTAATATCATTACCTGCTCTTGCTCCTATTCCGGTATTATTTGCACCTGTAGTAGATAATCTTAAAGCCTCCATTCCAAAAGCACTATTCTCTCCACCTGAAGTGCTGGTTGTTAATGCATTATATCCTACAGCAGTAGAGTATTGACCTGAACCTGTTAATGATGCAAGTGCATTCCCTCCGACAGCGGTGCTTAGTGAATTAGTATTTAATACTAAAGCATTATTACCAATCGCAGTATTACCAGAACCTGTTACATTGTCTCTTAAAGAATTTAATCCAACAGCAGTATTGCTCGCAACATTTCCCCCTCCTTTACCTACTGTCAATCCGTTTATGTTGGCATCTAAGGTAGAACGGAAAGTGCCTGTGACTGAAAGTTTGAAACCTCCATCAACTGTGCTACCAATTAAAACATTTCCAGTTTGAGTTAATCTCATTAACTCCGTTCCATTAGTAGTAAAATTTGTAGGACCATTAAAATCATTAAATAAAGACAATAAATTAGTACTAAAAGAAATACCAGCACCATATATCCCTGTTGGACCTACACCATTATTGGTCATAATGATTCTGGTAGCCTTTGTTGCATTTGCATCATAAATCTGCAACTGAGTCCCATTATATGTGTTATATGTTGTTGCTGGTCCAATGGTGGCTTTAGTGCTTGTTACTGCAACATTTGTTCCATCATCTTGAATTAATGAGTTCCCCAATGCAGTAGAACCTGTCCACTTTGAAACGTAGTTGGTAGTTCCCGAACCGCTAACACCGCCTAAACCTGTAAGAGTATAAGTAGGGATATTAAGAGTAGCACCTACGAGAGTAGATGCTCCGCTTGATCCTGTTGTCGTTAAAGTAATCGCAGACTGCTTTGCGTTAAACGTACTCCAATCCGTAGAAGAAAGCTTACCTGTATTCGTAGCAGAAGCAGTAGGTAAATTGAACGTATGAGTAGAAGTAGTAGAAGAAATTGTAAAATCAGTTCCGCTTGTACCTGTTGCGAATGTCTGAGTAGTAGCGGTTAATCCGTTCAGGCTAACGATTCCTGTATCTGTGTCGCTATCGTTTACCCAAGCAGTTCCGTTGTATTTAAGAACCTGTCCACTTGTAGGAGTTGTAATCGTAACGTCTCCGAGTTGTCCTAAATTGTAATCACCTTCCGCAGCTACAACCGCACCTGTGCGACCGAACACACTTTGAACAGGAACTGATAGAGTTTGATTTACCCAATTAGTTCCGTTGTAAGTAAGTACCTGACCATTCGTAGGAGAACTTAAAGAAATGCCACCTAAAGAACTGAACTGAATGTTATTCCCTACAAAATTAGAAATAACCGAGAGAGTAGCTTTGAATGAAAAACCCGAAGAAGGATCACCAACGATAATCAAGTCTGTTAGCGTAGGAGTTCTTGGAGTTAATTCGTTTATCTTTTTATTTGGCATCTTATTTTATTTTCTATAAATAGATTAACTTGGATATTGGAAAGTCGATGGCACTACGCATCTGTTAGCGATATACGGAAGGTCTAAGGTAATATCTGCCCGAACTCCTGCGAGCAAATCGGGAGTATCCTCGGTAAAGAAAGAAAGAGTAGCACTCAGTCCCTCATCGAATTCAAAAGATTGCGAACGCAACTGAGCGATAATATCCTGACAGACCTCTAACATATCACTAAGAACCTCGGTCTCGTTTGTCTCTTCGTGTAGCATCCTATCGAAGAAATACAAAGAGAAATTCAGAACGACACTACGCTCCTGAATCTGACCACCTGTCAAATCAAAATAAAGGGAAGGATATACGTTATCCGTTCCCCTGCTTAGGTAATCGGGAAAGTCTCCGAAGTAAACGCTCTTTATCTGTTGATGTGCGTTCGCTAAGTCCGTTATCGTTTTTACGATTTGATTGAGTGTCATTTTCTTGCTTTTCTAAGAAGACTTTCAGCTTCTTTTGGTTTTTAAGTGAGTAGGTTTTATTTGCCACAGCATCGGGTTATGTTACCTTGATATCTTTCTTCGAATGATTTACCTGCACAACAGTCATCATCTCCAAGCCAAATAGAAGTAGTATAGGCTTCGTTATCAGGTACGATAACATCGTAGCCGTTCCCTGGGTTATTGTAAAGAGGGAACATATTTGTACCTGACTTCTCTTTGAGATACTTAACGAGTCTTTGCTTATAGAACTCTGCTCTCGACTTATACCTATCCGCTACATCTATCATATCGGAAGCACTCGGATTCTCTTGACCTTCGCCTGTCTTACGGATCATTCCTTTGTTGTAGAACTGATAGGATAATCCCATCGGAAGCTCTGACATAACAAAATAAACCAGACAAGGAGTAATATAAGTATCCAAAAGAGTCGCTTCATCATTGGTTAAGTCTTGATCTTGAATACCTGTTTGTAAACGCTCGTAGAGTCCTGTACCCAACGCAGGGAGGATATACATATCCTGAGCCGTTAGAATCTCAGGGTTAATCAGTTTATCATCGCAATTATTGTGCAGACCTGTACGATCTTTGATAGTCTGTACTGAAATGAAAAGTATGTTTCTGCTCATCTTATTTGTCTTTTTTGATTACCACCTTCGATACCCATTGATGCCTGCACGAAGGGGAATTAACCCCATCCCCCATATTCCACCATCCACCGCCTCTATCGAATACTGAGTAACCTAATCGGCGAGAAATAGACTCAATCTCAGAGCGAGAATAAAGCCTATCTAAACTCATCAGCTTCGCACAGAATGGGCGAGAAGGATGAGCGGAGGTATTTCTTTCGCTCGTAGGTACTATGGACTTCCATTCGTACGAATAGCGGACAAGAAACGAAGTCTTGACAGGTTTATCGATAATCTCAGATAAAGGCTTGGTGAGGCTCCTAACCCCCTTAGGATTGATTTTAAGAATGTCCAACTCCTGAAGTTTACCGATACGCTCTTTAACGACTACCAAATCCTCTTTAACCGCCTTAGCGATATCCTCATCGGAAATCCCTTTGTTCTTAGCGATTACATCCAGAATCTTCTTATCAAGAGTATCATCGATTACCTCATCCCGAAAAGCTAACTCTTCTTGTTCCAAATCCTTACCGAATACTTGGCGAGTCATCAAAGTCTTATAGTTATCAACCGATTCTCCGTACTCAGAGAATACCTGAATAACCGCATCCATATCATTTGAGAACTCATCCGCACCTAACCAAGTAGCTAACTCCTCTTCTCCGAGTCCGTATGCACTCTTCAACATCTGAGAGGCTTGCTCACGAGTTATCTTTCCTTTGTTATACTCACGAATGATCCGTTGGAAGTTCTGCCACTCTCTGCCCTTCATTCCCTTCAGATGCTCATTAATCATAGCCTGAGAAGGCTCAGGAGTAACCGCAGTAGGCTGATTCAAAGGAGGTAGTCCAAGTTTCTCACGAATCTCATCTTGAGTCATATTTGCAGCGATAATGCTTTCGCTGAACTCGTAGCTAATAGGTTCAACAGGCTTAATCGTAAGCTCTGAAGTAACCCCTCTCTGCTTAGCTAAGTTGTTAAATATACCTTCGATAAACTGCTGCTTATCATTAACGTAAGTATTCTTGAAAATCTCGTAGGCATCACGAATTTGAGAGCGTGAACCTAAAGCCCCAGGAGTAGAGATACCAAACAAATCAGGAGCGGTAATCTGATGACCTGCAAAAATGTTTTGCTGAATCATCTCATCGACACGACCGAAATCCTCCTTAGTCAAATCACTCGCACCTAAATCTTCTACAATAGGCTTGCGTGCTGAATCTTGAACAAAAGAAAGAATGAATTTTTTACCATCAGAACCGCTGAATCGATCCGTAAATCTCCGCTCGATGTTCCGCTTCTCATCGGGAGAAGGCTCACCATTCGGAAGGGTAATAAGTTTACTAGCAGAAAACCCTGTCTGTGCGTTACCTAATACGTGCTTAGATACTTCGACATCGCTCTCTATATAATTAAGAGAACCCATATAGCCTGGGAGTGCGTAAGTATCAAGACCTGGGCGGTACTCTTTAATGTACATTATCTGTTTACCTACTCGGTTCTGAGTATTGTAAGCAGGGATAACTTTCGGCTCTTCTTTCCTATCTGACCAATCCTGTTTATACCAGAACTGCGTATTATCTTTATTCGAACGAATTTTAGTATAGTCAATGTGGCAAATCTCAGCCAATAATCCACCGACCTTACTCCAAATAACTTCTAAGTAAGCACCTCCAAAAATCTCAACATCGCTCGATACTTTGCGAGTAATATCGATAAGGCTCTCGTAAGGATTCGGAGCTTTGATGAATAATTCTGCCTGAGCATCTACCTCATCACTTTGCCAACCATTCCCGATGATGTAGTTAACTTTACCTCGCACGATAGCATT